ATTCCTCTTTTTGCTCCAGACTCAATGTTTCCCAATTGATTTGATTTTCGTGAGCCCATTGATAGTAATTAACTTCTTCCGTTCCTTTTGCGGATAAATACCATTTATCAACTTCTTCAAGTCGTTGTTCCACTGTCTTTTTTTTCTGTGCGATATCATCTTCAGGAAGAGATGGCGCTGTAACAGGCACTGGAGGGACTGTCAATTTTTTTAATCTTTCGCTTACTGTTTTTATTTTTTCCGCTAAATCCACTGCGCTCGCGGAATGTTTCTTAAAAGCTTCAGTTGTTTCTCCATCCCATCTTGATAAACTCGCTAATGAAATATTAACACCTTCAAGTTCACTATTCAAGGATTCGAGCTCTTTTTTTGCAAGCGTTATTTCATCGGTCTTGAAAAGTTTATCCCATGTCCAGATGAGTGTGTCCACCCGCCCGATGGCGGCCTCTATCCAGGATAGTACCAGCTTTATTGCCGGGATGGCGCGTGCGACTATTTCCTCTTGAATATCTCCCCAGCGATTGACTAACTGTTTCATGGTACCTGAAGTTGTTTCACCTTCGGCCTTAGCTAATTCAAAACCGTCTGTCAGTAGTTTGGTCACGAGTGTGGCTTTTTCGGTTTCATCAGTAAGCGTGCGCAGTTGTGGAATATACCGGGCCAACATAGTATATTCCCCCTGAGTGGCAAGTGCGACCATCTTCATAGCGCTGTTAAGGTCTACGCCATAAGCTTTGGAAAGACCAATAGCCTGTTTGGTAGCCTCTTCCATTTTATCGGAAGTAATACCCATGCTTAGGCCGAGCTGAATTAAGGCAGTTGTATCTTCATCACCAATTGTGGTTACTTTTTGGATTTCAGAGGCAAGATTCTGAAAATATCGTGAGAGTTCTTCGCTATAAATCCCTTGTGTTCTAAGGACTGCATTAAGTCGCGCGGCTACTTCTTCTTGTTTCACAAATGCATCCCACGCGCTTTTTGCGAAACTTATCATCTTATAAATCGCCGCGCCGCCGGCAAACATGGCACCAAGCTTGGTAAATGCAGAAGAAAGTCCGCTGACTGATTTCTTAGTGTTTCCAATTTTTGTCTCGGCGTCCTTTAAACCCTTGGGATCAAAGAGCGTGCCGAGGCGTATATAAAACTTTGCAAATTCTCCGGCCATAATTTACCTCTTCTTTCTGCTCATTCCCATAGTTTTTAAATCCAATGCGGTGGGTTTTCGGTTTTCTATTCCTGTGGTTGCGCCGCCCGGCCTTTTGGCTCCCATCAACGCTCCTGCGAACTCGGCCCACATCTTAAAGTTGTTTGTCTCTATCTCCATCGCCTGCTCATAGGCAAGCGATATCCAGTCGGTGGGCTTGTTTAAGACCTGCTCGAATGTATAGCCGAAGGTGGCCGCTATTTTTGCAACGACGGCAGAGAGAGCAGCTTTTTTATTGAGTCGGCTATCCCCTTCAGGTTCTTTGCCGTCTTTTGAAAATTTGCGAATATCTTCTCGAAGTCGTTGGTTTCGGTTATCGCAAGCGCGACCTCGCTGAAATCTTCAAGCGATATTCCGGAAAAGTCGTCGCTGGATTCAAGTAGTATTCCTATAACCCGTGGAAGTTCTTCGCAAGCGACGTTTTCCAGTATCGCGGCCATGTCGCTTTTCCCGCCTTCCACATCGGCAACTATCTTAGCGCGCACTTCATCCTGCAGCGAACCTATGAAGCGCAGTATCTTTATATTTTGCGCCAGGCTCATTTTTCTTACGATATAATCCCGGCCCAGAATATTGATTTGTTTTTCAACCGGAATAAGTATCTCTGTTTCATTCATAATCGGCTCCTTGTTAATAAGGGGCGAGGCGTTTAGTCCCCGCCCCTTATATTGCAGCGTTGCGTTGCTTACGCGGTCACTGAGAACTGCTCTATCTTCGTAGCTGCCAGCCTGTTGCCGGCAAGGTCCTTAAGGCCGGTGCTTACTATGGCCTGACAGGTATCGGAAGCCGTCCAGTTGGCAGTAGGCGTGAACGTGACCGTCTTGGCGGCCGCGTCATAAGCTATCGTTCCGGCCACAAGCGCGGCGCTGGCCGGGACTGTGGTGTTGATTATCTGGAACGTGTCACCGTAAACTATTGTTGAGGCATCCACCTGGTTGGTTTCGGTGATGGTCCATACGACAATTCCTTTCGTATCCTTTGTGACTGTGCCACCATCCACTGGAGTGGTGAGTTCCACGGTCGGGGCCGTGGTGTCGCCACCTGCGTCCTCGAAAGTTCCCATCTCTTCGCCGGCTGCCTGCGCGGAGTCCCAGAGAACGTCCATCTCGACTTCAATGACGGTTTTGTCCTCTTTGGTATATGCGTGCGTTCCGGCGCCGGATACTGAGCACTTCGCGAGCCAGTATGTCCTGGTCCCGCCTGCAGGGCCATCCACGTATAAGAACACCTCGCGGTACAGCTCGCCGCCGGAGGGAGCTCCCATGCTCAACTTGCCGGCCGCAACGGCCGTGGTGGGCAGATTCAGTGCTATGGCGAGGTTCTCAAGAGTAACCTCGGCCAAGTTAAACTTGAGCTTTCCGACTCTCCGTATCTCTTTTGTTGCGGTAGGCCCCGGGTCTTGGTCGGTGTCAACTTGCTTCATTTCTCGCTCTAGCGAAAACTCCACGCCTCCACTCGTCCGCCCCACATCCACCGCGGCAGCTGCTCCCGCACCATAAGCGCCTATTTTTAACTGTGCCGCCGCGCCTAAGTTGAAACCAAACACTAAGTTTTGAGTCTGCATTATACTAGCCTCCTGTTTTCCGTTTGTATTTTATATGGAAGATTCTGCTCAACGCGAACAGGTTGGTGTCCTCTTCCTCTGAATCCGAACCGCCCACTTTCCGGCTGTAATAAATATAGAAATTGGTGGATGGGATAGTTAATCCTTCCCAGACATCCAGCAATTCCGAGAGCCGGTAAGCTATCGCCGCAACTTCATCATATACTTCACCGAACGCAACCAGCGTGACCATACTTTCTTCTAAAACACTATCGTTAGAACCTTCCGAACTTGAAAAATATCTGATATAAGGCGTGGTCTCTCCCGGTGTTGCCTTTATAGGAAAGAACTTTTTGTTCCCCGCGTTGCCGTTTAACAGCAACTGAAGCGCCGCGTCTGATTCAAGCCAGGTTATGAGGTCACGAATCATAAATCAATGTATTCCAATGCAGATATAGTTAACGACATCACCATCATCCCATGCGCCAGTATTTGGAACGAAGGTGAATCCCGTTGAGGATTCAGCCGATAGAATTGCGCCCTCCGTGGCTGTAGCAACCGCACCCGTAAGTACACATATAGGCGTAGCGTCAAAGGGCGAGCCAAAGGTTATAGCGCAAGATGTATTGGCCCCGCTGAACGCTATCTTACCTGCCGTGTCCCTAGATGAAACAACCAACGCTCCGTTGGTGCAAGTCCCCACACTGGTGGTTGCTCCGTATATAGAGAAATGACCGTTGGGGTGTATGCCAAAGACGTTATTTACATTTCCGGATGATATTAGGAATGAATATCCAGATTGACTGTCAATTCCTTCAGTGTTGATGGTTAATTGCGCCACTGGATCAGTAGTGCTTATTCCGATAAAACCAGTTTTAGTTATTCTTATCCGGGTAAGTGGATTGGTATTATTGGTGTCAGCAGTCGCGAAGTCTATATGTGAATCCAGCGAAGCGCTTGTAAATATCATAGACGATGCGGCTTTATTTGCGTCAACGAAAGTGCCGGTTATCGGACTGCGGTTAGTGGATATTTGACCAACTCCGCTTATACTCTGTCCAAGAAAAGTCGCATTTCCACCATCGTATAATCGTATCGCGGACGCAGTGGTGTCGATATCGAGTGCCACAGTTGGCACAGATATCCCGATACCAACTCGCCCCCCCGCAATAACAAATGTAGAACCATACACGTTAAAAGCATTAATATCATTTGTTATAAGTCCAGTCCCTCCCACCTGCCATGCAGCACCGTCCCAATATGGAAGGATTCCTGTCGCACCGCCAGATGCCAAAACTCCTGTCGCGCCAGTAGATCCAGTCGCGCCAGTAGATCCAGTCGCGCCAGTAGATCCAGTCGCGCCCACATTCCCAACCGCGCCAGTCGCTCCGGTTGCACCAACAGCGCCAGTAGAACCCGTTGCACCCGTATTTCCTTGTGCGCCCGTAGCCCCGGTCGATCCAGTATTACCTTGTGTTCCGGTGGAACCTGTAGCGCCAACATCTCCTGTCGCGCCAGTGTCCCCAATGGATCCGGTCGCACCGGTGGCGCCGGTGGATCCAGTGGCACCCGTTGCACCCGTGGCCCCGGTCGCGCCAGTGGATCCGGTAGATCCTGTCGCGCCTTTAACTCCCATGCCTCCATGAGAGACTTGAGCATAGCTATTGATAGCCAGGCTCAAGAGCAAGATTGAAAATATAATAGTTTTTTTCATTAAGCATACCTCGCATAACTGCAGCGGACAGTGGCGGTTCCGGCTACTGCAATAAAGCGCAACCGTTCAAGATTTGTCCAGCCTTCTACTTCCAGAGGCATACCATCATTTAGCCTGTGGCCAGTTGCGGCGGTGGGAACTACTCCGTCTAAGCGATATCGGATATCAGCGCCTTCGACTGTAATCCATGCGCGGACAGCTTTTTCATTTCCAGCTACCGCGAGCTTTGCAGCGGTACATTGAACTACCGCAGCAGCGACAGTTAAAGCTTCGTGGTCGTAAACTTTGAGCTCTTTTCCGAACCAATAATAACGTTGTGATTCAAGCATGATATTCTCCTATTAGTCGGGGCTTATAACCCTTACTTTTATACCGAGATTTTTTCCCCAAGAATTAATGTGCTTCATTGCGATTGGCATCAACCAGGGCCGCGCAGCCATCTTGCTTGTGCCCACTTCCAGACCGTGGGCATAATTTACTTCACCGCCGCCGCGTATCGCGCCTATGTCCACGAACAAGGCATTCTTCGCCATTTGAAAAAGATACCCGATAGAACCGCGCAGGCGGCCTGACTGCACGTAGGGCGGCTCACCTGGCTTGCTGTGCGTGGTTACCTTACCTCCCCTTGCACCAATACGGCCCTGCCGGCCTCCTGACTTCATGGATTGTTTTATATCGCTTTCCATTTCAGCGCCTTCGACTTTCATAAATTTAGACGTGGCTATCTGGATATCGTCATCCAGTTTTTTTAAGGCCTTAATTACCTTGTCGGAATCTACCACGCTTACTTTCATCTTAAGCATTTAAAAATCCATCCTCTTAAACGGCGCGAGCCCGATAACTATGTTCTGCGGCTCATAAACAATAACGTCCGCGGCTCCCAGCTTGGCGTCCTTCATGCGTCCTTCGAGTAAAATGATTATCCACTCGATACAAATTTCTGACAAGCCAAGGGGAATGACCGCATAACCGGCTTTATAGGTTATGGTGTAATTGCGATCACCCGGAACCCAATAACCTTTAATCATTCCCTCTTCGGGATAAACTTCATAACCGTCAGATGATACCACCGCGCCGTCAAGTTTCACAACCGGAGTATCCGTTATAGGATATTGTTTCAAAAAAAGAAAACGGCCATCCGGACCGTCATAATACTCGTCGGTGTATGTGGCCTCTTTAAACTTACGGCCGCACCAGCTCTCTATCCGGCCGCTGATGTTGTTTATCAGCGTTTGAATCCGGTCGTCATCACCTATGTCGGCTTGTTTCCGACCCCATGTATATTTGACGTCCGCGACCGTGGTTAGAGCATTTGCCGCCGCTGTAACAGCCATGATTTCACCTTTAAACTATTCCCCCCGGCGCTATTAACGCCGGAGGGACAGTGTAACAACTCCGCTGTGACGCTTACCTGTAATGAACGTTAAACTGCACGCTGCTGGCTGCGTCTGACTTTCTGAAACACGGGTCAGTCAGGTACAGAGGCGTGTTATACAACGGATAGTTCAGGTGTATCGTCGGCACCACGTTTGCTCCGGCAGGTATGTACCCGCGCCATACAAGCGTGATGGTCGTGGTCGCCGCGCAGTTCTCATAAACGCTTACAGTCTGCGCGGTTGCGGTGCTGGAGGCAGCCATCCATATCTGCTCTATCGCCACATTCCCAGATATCTCTGCGGCCGTGAATGCCACTTCGGTCACTGGGTATGAGGTGGAGTCCACCGTGAACTCCCTGCTCGATATGGCGTGCGACGGCATGGCCATCGCGATCACCATCATTGCGAACAGGAACGCTGCGAATACAACTTTATTTATTCTTTCCATCTTTGCCTCCCAGCTTCTTATTTGATTCGTTAGGGGCAAGCTTGCTGGATTCCTTTCCCAGAATCTTCACCTTGCCGGCTTTCGCAAAAACCTCGGCCTGCTTGTCGTCCATTGTCGTCTTGACGCCGGGGACATAACCGTCGAGTTTAACTACGAGTATCTTTACCGTCATATACTGTCCTCCCTTTCGTGATTAAATCACGTCAAGATAACCGAACGCAGCCG